GTATAATCCATCAGGGCCTTGCAGAGCAATCGCACAATAGTCCATATTCGTCCATGGTAATCCATCAGATGTAACATGTCGAATCCACATTCTTCTTGATCCTTTCCAGTATTTAAAAACACCTGAAAAGCCATGAAAGGGAGCGTTCTGAGTAACATCAGGGTAGCTAGGGGGCGCAGTTGTAGCTGCACTCGCCGCCATCCTCTTGATGCAATCATTAACGGTAGTTGCTGTCTCAGCATGGCATATTCTAGACTCATGAGTATAGAACATACCAGCTAAGAAAGGCATCTCCTTTGCTTTGAATGCTTTAACTGGATCATATTGTACTTCAGCATCACTAACTATTATTGAACTAGTTCTTAATACTGCTTTTCCTTTCCCTTTGTTCTCTCGTTTCTTCCTTGCTTCAATGGCTTCGTCGGTCTGCCGATCGACTAGCTGAGCAAACTGGATATCGGGTCCTCCAGCTCGCCAAACTGCCATATAAATCGTAGGTGTAGTAACTTGTCCTTGAATTGATCCCAGAACTTCTACACGTAGAGTACAATTGGATTGCTCTGTTGTTCCTTCTACATTCGTACCCATCCAAAAGTACGGATGACAATATGGAACATCAAATTCTATAATTGTGTCACCTCTGACATCGATCACTTGACTAATTGCATCTCCTAATCCCGTTGGTAATACGGGACTATAGAGCAATGTAATCTGAAACTTTGCTACAGTCGTTATTGCACACGAAAACTGTAGCGCGTATCGTATAGATCCACGCCAGTAGCGCCACCATCTGGACATCCAATGAAGGTAGTCCTGGTGAGAGATGTTATCTTTCGGATGAACATATGTCGAAAATACATTCGCAACACTGGTAAATACTGCAATCCATTTTAACATAGGTGTCCGAGCAATCTCTTCAATTGTTTTAACTGGTGAATCTTCCCCCGTTATAGGCGAGGTATTAGAAACCGCAGCGTCTGGCGTTAAGGCCAGTAAAGTGGCATATGAAAGTCCTGCACCACAAGCAAGATCCTTTGAAAAGTCTGGTACAACTTTTGTAAGGCTCTCAACTGAGGTCGGCTTATCTAAGATACTAGGTATCGCCTCCATAATAGAACCAATAACTGGTATTTTCTCTATTATTCCTTTTACTGTCTCAATCGCACCAGCGATGCCACTCTCTACGTGGTCAACGCTCTTCTCGATAGCTTCCCGACGAATATACCGAGGACGAAATTCCTTTCCTGATTGACAAATATACTGTGCAGTTTCTAGGTCCTTGAAACCGGCATATACCGTAACTGTTACTGCTGTGCTGACATCTGGGCTTCCCTGTCCTAACGGAGTTAGTGCAGAGACCCAAACGACTGCTAATGAACTAACAGCTCCGGTAATTCTGATAAATGATTGCGGGTTCATATAAGGAATATCGAATTCGCATGTGTTCGATTGTGAAGCACTCATAATAATTGGTCGATTCCCACTTTGCTCATAAATATCCTGAGCATGGTTCGTTCCAACATGATTCGGTATATAGGACGTTTGTAACAGTCCATAATGATACGGAGTAGAGTCCATCGTTACGCGAATGCGTACAGATGCTCTCATGAGGAGGAATGCAGACAATGCTTTAGCTATAAGAGGAAAGCCAAGCAATGCAGCGGGAAAATTTAATACGAGTTGAGGTGACGTAGACGTTGTCCACACCAGCTGTCCTACAACATACATGCGCCCTAACAACTCTCTAGGAGTTTGGTCCGGAAAAGGATTTGAAATAAGTTTCATGACGTTGTTAGGGTCCTTATCCGGTGTTTTCTGGAGTACATTGGTCGACTCCTTAAAAACTGTTAACTCTTTTTGACTTTGGGGTCCATCGCCTTGAACAGAAGTCAATGTCTGATCATAGGTTTGTGTGTTACTTGTTGTGTTTGCAGCCTCGGACGTTATACTATTCGGATGGGCCTCTCCAAATAGCCGAATTCAGGCAATAAGATGTAAAAGCATACTCTGCGCCATTTTGCAGAGAAGATCTATTTACAAATACGATTTTTGACCTGCGGGATAATCGAGAACCCATGGCTAATTATTGATTAGCCATTCCAAAAGTCCAACGATGATGTAAATCATCATAAGACCATGGTAATATAAAACTCGGATCTATCGCCAGAAGGCGTGGTTGCATAATTTTGACTAGATCATCAAAATAAGTTCTTCCATAATAAAATGCTTCGATTGTCGCTGAACGACAAGATGAATATAGGGCATCATCTTGTTCTTTCTTCGTAGACCTGTTTACATAAAGTAAACTCTGTTCAATCGACTCCTTATCCAAAGTCGGATAAACAAAAGGTCCGTCAATACGGAATTTCCTCTTCAGGAATGAGAAGTTCTCTAGTGTTAAAAACTCACTAAACGCTTCCTCCTTTGTTGGACTAGTATATTCCATTCCAAAATATTTAAGAAAAACTTTCTGCAATTGCTTCATGTTCCACCATTTAACACACTCTTGTTTTGCTCCCCAGCCTGAATCATCGCCGTAAACGACGAGCATCACATATAGGCTGAATTTAAATTCCAATTCTTGTGGGGCGAGCAGTCTCCATGCTATCCTATGTATCCATTCATTATAGAGACTATTCAGTGTAGCTGTCATCCAATGTCCAGAGCATTGCTGCTCATATGACTGGTATATTCCTTGGGGCATTATAATTACCGGTTGGAAAATTGAATATATTACAAGAGTAACAAATTCTCTATCTTCCGTACGATAATATCTAGTAAACCACTTCGCGAACTCATATAAGAACCTGAGTTTAACCGAAATGTCGAATCTACTAAAATCTCCACCTCCTAAGCGATCATGTCCACCATAAGCGGTCAATCGCGAATAAAGCAGTGCCCATTCAAAAGAATGAACGTTTATACCTACTTGTGCTGCACCTTTGTGACGCATATTGGCTAGTTTATTGACGAATATTCCAAAGACTCTTTTATTAATTATCTGACTAGCCGTGTTCATATTTAAAAAGAGTCGTGTACTTCCTGCAACAACGCGAGCAAGGTCGCGTAGCTCATCTTTCTCCGTTAGCTGAGCATAATCACATGGTACCTTTCCTTTCTCCAGAGAGGAGTATTGATCATCCAGAATCGATCTCAAGTCGGGGTGCAACTTGACCTCATAATCTTGTATTAAAACAGGATTAATTTCTGCATGTTTAATTTCTTTTCCTTTATAATATACTGTAACTAAATCAGTCTTCTTATGGCCTTTAAGTGTATGGGGCAAGCCAGGTGAAGAAGACCATTCTAGTCCATTCATATTATAAGGGATAGAACCTATTATAGCTTCTCTCTCTGTAAGAATTTCCAGGGGCGGATCTCCCTGTTTCCAATCTATCATACTTTCAAAATTGCGCGGGTCACTAACAATTTCTAAAAATCTTTCATCGTACATGGGCGTGTGCACATCCCTATACTTTCGTAATCCATTCCACAATGGAGATATTTCTTCTCCATCTTTCCCTTTAAATTTGTCTAGCCTAGCGGGGGCCTTTGTAATCTTAAAAGGACATTTCAAATCTACACCGTCTAATGTTGTAACACCGGTCATAAATTGAGATGGAATAATTTTAGATTTATCATTCATGTATGATTTATTCTTCAATTTTGCATATGGGTGCAAATGGGGCATAAAAGGTGGGAAACCTTGAGTTTCAACCATCTGTGATACTAGCGTAGGCAACTTTCCGAGGGGACGTTTATCATCCTCAGTAAGTCCCTCTAGATATCGAAGTCTAATAGGTAAACATGCTGAACCAAGTACATGGTGTCCTGCAACATGCATTCCTATTATCTTCTTGCGAACTTTATTATCAAGCGTTATATAAACAAGTCCACAATGTCCTTTCTCTCCTTTTATTCCATTCACCCATACTACATCTCTAGACACAAAGGTTGCTTTGTGTAGAGTATCCGCGGCTTTAAGTTCAGCCATGTATTCAAAGTCTCTACCATTCGTCATCCAGGTAGAGCCTCCTTGTATATCATAATCCACTCTTACGGGCATTACTTCGGTCAGGTCTTCGTCAAAATCCCAAAGATGTTTAACTAAGGATCGTGTTTGGCCAATTGTTCCATCAAACACAATCCTACAAATGTCAACACCTTCAAAAAATTTAACTTTATATTGCAATGGGGAAAGCATAGTTTCACCGCCTCCACCATCAATATTACCGAATCCAATTTTCTCAATTGGGGGAACGAACATATGTCCTGCGCTAAACGCAACTCGTCCTCCAATAAAGAAGATTCTTGCCTCGTACTTCTGTCCATCCTTATAATAAATAAAAAGGTCTCTATAGTTGCGACAAATCTTTTGAACAAAAAGTTCATGTGCTGATTTGTCCTGTCCTTGTGCTTCTGCAACATATTGATCCCATTTAGATTTCGCATCTGCCATCTGGTCCTTGACAGGCTTTATAAGGGTATAATCACTCTGTGGATTAAGTACTTTAGTAGGAGGTCCTTGAGTAGAAACTCCAACTAAGTGACTATTGGGAACTTTCGGTCGTCCTCGTCCCCAATGTCCTGTATTATATACTTGCTGATCTTTCTTCCATAACTTCGGATCGGAAGATTGAGCAGTAAATACATAATTCGTTAGCATTCGTTGTGCTGCAATATAGGAAGCGACTCCTATTCCAATAGTTCCAAGTGCTAAAAACCATGGTGATGCTCCTAATTTCCTCATAACAGCATAAGCACAAGACATAGGTTCAATAGAAATGTCAACATTAGCCAACCTAACATGCGAAGTTACTACAACCTTAGATAAATAAAAATGCAAAATCCTTCCAGATTCCGTATTCAAATATCCAAAATTTTCACAATTCCACGTGTAATTTCTATCTCCTATGTACTCATACCTATTTATTATTCTCAACTCACTAAGGTCCGTTTTAGTGACCACAGCAGCAAATAACTCACTCGCAGTAACAAACTCCTCAGTACCATACCAATTTACACAATAAATTGCATAAAGCATACGATACCTAGAATATAAGTTCATACGAAATAAGTTATCTAACACTGACGACTCAGTCCGCCTGACCAAATCGTTAAAAGTAAGTTTGCTATCAATCCATTCCTGTCGCATCGTCTCAAAATTATGGCCTTCAAGACACTTTCTATCGTTAGTTGTATACCTTTGTTCAAACAACATATTTAATCCTCCATCACGATAAAATTCCTTTCCATCCATAAAATTCTTCAACTCGTTGGGCCAAAAGTGATCAAAATAACCTTGCGGCTCAATATCCCACTTCGTTTGCAACATCTTATCATAATTCCCACTATGTGTGTACCTAGCCTTTGCTATCCCATCTATCCTAGCACACACTTCTCTAAACGTCATCTTCTTTGCCTTCTGATGAGCCTGCTGCAATCCTCTAACCAACGATCCATGCACATCCAATAAATTCTCTCGTTCATGACCCATCTTCTGCAAATCCTCAACCAAATAATAACTCCAAGCACCTTCCAAGTCCGTAAAAGACTCAGTCTGTACTTTAGAAATATCAAATCGTCGTTCCAAATCACTAGCATCTGGATTAGTTGCAAATTCCTTATTTACTATTACGATTATAGTCGTATCAATCCTTCTAGTAAATGCTTCCGTCGATACCAATTGCAAATCCTCAGGCACTCCCAACACATTAGATGTCGAGAATACATAAGAGGAATCAAAAAAGGTAGTTCCTTTCGAAACTAAATCGGGCATAATAAGCGGCCAGGGAGTGTTACCTCCCATAGCTATCTCTTCCATCGCTTGCTTATGCCTAATTTCCGGGTCTTTTGATTGCAACCAATCCTGAATAGTAACAGCCCACTGAGAATGATAATTTGACCAAAATTCTTCTTCCGCTTGTCGTTCATATATCTGTGAAGTATTAAAATCACCTACTAAGTTCTTGTTCCATTTCTTAGATAAGTGATATAAATACGACAAAAACATATTTGTTTGATAAGATTTACCAGTCGCAGTCGCCCCAACGAGATTAACTCGTGTAGGCGGCGTCCGCGGCTTAGCAGTCCTACCAAATGACAAAACTTCTTGTGACCACCTCTGTACATCAAACATAGCTTGATGTATCCAACGCTTCTGATCCGGAATAAAAGCTTTTGATTCAACAATTTTAGGGTAGTATTTAAATACTTCTTTGTTAAAATCAATAACTTCATCCTTCACATCACTCTTCACAAATTTGGTCAATCCATCTATCTCATTCTTCAATCTCTTCCACGTCTCATAAAGCTCTCGGTACTTTTCAAGTAATTTCCTTTCGGAAAATACTGGTCTCCCGAGAACTTGTTCAGCTGCATAAGCAACTAACTTCTGAGAATTCGTCATAGACCATTCTATCACCTCTGCTATCGATCCACCAGCTCTCACTAGGTTATTAAAATTACTCACATGCTTATGATTCAAATCACCTCCAAACATAATTGAGGATAACATTGCTATTAATCCACCAGCTACATTTGAAAATCCTTGAACCTCATACTCCTCTACCATAAACACTTTCTTACAAAATTTCTCCACCTTATTGTAAGTATAATCACCATAATAATTGAACATTTGCCATATACCTGTAATCGCTAATTTTATCCTACCTAAATTATTCCTAAGAACAAAATAAGCTAAACAATATAAGCAAGCTACAGCAATAACGCCAATAATTATAGCACTATATTCCTTTACACTATCCGGAATAATACTAATAACCTTATCATAAAGCTCTACTAATGTATCAAGGAGGTGTCGTCCTCCTTCGCCCAGGAATTCTAAAATTCCTGCGGCCTTTGTTTTTAAATATCCGAAAAAAGAGTTCGCTTTCTCTCCTAATCCGAACTTATGCTCCAACACCACCTTAATCTCTCCCTTCTCTGTAAACGCTTGAGGGAAAAACCATTGTGCTGCCTTCATAGCAAATCCATTAGCTTGAGCTGTATTTCTCCTATCCGCACGAATATCCACCTTGAGTTGTTCAATGTTCAATCCGTCCATCTGCAAATGCAAATCACAAAATAACGGACCCGTACATTTACAACCTAATTTAGTAATTTGGGCTGCTCGTATAGTCCTTAACTCACCAAGTGATAATCCGTCTAAATCATCTAACTGCACATAGTTCATTGCTCGCAAAAGCAATCTATATGCGTCCTGTTCCGCTTCCTTCAACGTGCGTCCTATGCCCATTCCTTCAAATTCCTCATAAAACGCTTTAACTGTAAAGACCAACTTATGATCTGGTCCATTCTTAATAGTTTGAATCTCTGGCATCTTCTTAAAGATACCCTCCATAACCATTTCATTCCATCGTCCTTTCCAGTTACCATTCTTCTGTGCAAGTTCATTCGCATGTCGAGCTTCTCTCTCCTTCTTTGCCTGAAAATCTCTCTCCAAATTCTTCTTCATTGCCTCTAACTTACACTTCTCTAACAAATCCTGCACAGCGTCATCTAATCT